CGGGGCAGCAGAATCCATCAGCCGCGAGCGCAGCTCGGCCGGCAGCAGCTCCTGGCCGCGGTCTTCGGTGCGCTTGAAGGCTTTGGTGAGCGCGCGAATGGCATCCAGCACCGCGCGGTATTCCTCGGACGTGGGCCCGAAGCGCGCGAGAATCCCCTCGAGCATCCGCACGGTGGCCTGCACGGTGGCGGCGCCACTGGCCTGCTCGCCGCGGTTGGACTGCGGAGTGAGAGTGGGAGCGGCGCCAGGCGTCGGCTCGCCACCGACTGACATCGGCGGCGGGGGAGTCGGGGGTTGGCCGGGAGGACCGGGCGGCGCGCCGGGCATCGGCGGCGCAGCACCGCCACCGGGAGGCATCCCAGGGAGTTGGTCCGGCGGAACGGACATGCCGCTGCCGGTGGTGCGGCGCGGATTGAAGCGCGCCGCGACAGGTAAGTCAAATCAAACGGGTTCCCCAGCAAGCCTGAGCCTGCCGGGGGTGCACCACCGTTTGAGTGTTATCGGCGCAAGCGACGGTAACGTCGCCTACGTCCGACAAATCGACGTCGTGCCATAAGAACTCCTGTCGGCACGGGGTGGATACTGCGTCACCCCGGTTCAGTGAGTCCCCAGCGCGCGAACGTCAGTCTAACGCTTATCGACGCCGCCGGGCACGGATTCGCCGTGCTCTGCGGGTCATGCGAAGACGCCTGCGACGGGCCATGTGAACCTCCTGTGACTCAAGAGTTGGCCCCGGCGCGCGGCGCAGATACTACTGCTCCTGCGCTCCCTGCGCACCCTGCCCGTTCATCTTGCGCGGCCGTCCTCTCAAGCCTGCGATCTGCGCTTTCTTCAGCTCCATCTGCTGCTCCTCCTCGTGCGCCTTCGCCTCGGCCGGCTCGATGATGGTGCGCAGCTTGTGAATCAGCTTCCGCTTGTGCGGGATGGGAAGCATCTCAAGCGCGTCGTCCCGGTCGATCGCCTTCGCCTTCAGCAGCTCGAAAACGAGATTGGTGTGGTCCTCGACCGCCACCGGGGAATTCGAGTGCGCGTCCACCTTGACGATATAGTCCTTGGTGAACTGGTTTAGCACGAACGACTCGAGCTGATCGGGCTTCCCACCCTGGATCGGCGCCTGCAGCATCGTCGGATCGTTCTTCTGCATCAGCCGAAGCATGATCGTTGCCACTTGCTCCAAAGAATCCTCGATAATGAAGGCGCGCCGCTTGGCACGGGAACTGCCGAGCTTAGCTAGCTCAGAGGCGTGACCCGCGGCCCGGACCCCACTCGGGTTCTGGCCGCGGGTGACCGGCGGCAGACCCGACATGTCGTCAAACATCTGATTGATGCGCTCGACACGCTCGTACAGGTCCGACGGCAACTCGATCTTCACCCGCTCAGCTTTGGGTCCGCCACCGCCGACATCACTCGGGTTCGGCTGATTGAGAAAGCCGCCGGGGGAGTCGAGCACCAGCGACATCTCGAGCAGCTCCGGCGCCGGGAAGCCGCTACTGGTCCACGGCGGATGCGCCTGCAAGTCCTGCAGGTGCTCGATCTGCGCCAGCGCACGGTGCAGCGCACGCTGCAGCGGCATCAGAAGCGCGACTTCACTGATGCCCCAAAAGTAGTTCGGCATAGGGTTGGGCGCGATCTGGATCAGCGACGGTTCGTGTTCCAGCCAACCGGTGTCTTTGAGAGGACGGTCGAATATCGTGATGTCTGGTGCGCCCATCGTAACCAGGCGGTAGTCGTTGAGCGCGTCGTCCCAGACGACGAGCTCGACCATCTCGATCATGTTCTCCTTCACCCGCGGGACGTATTCGCGTCCTGCCACCGACAGCCAGTCGCTCATCCCCGTACCCTGCGGTCCGGCAGTCGCGCTCCCGAGCGGATGCATGGCGGTGAGAATGATCCTGTCAACGCCGGTCTCCTGCCCCTCCGACAGCCCCGCCTGGCGCTTGTCCAGACGCGCAAGGATCGGCTCGACCCGTGGCAGCAGCGCAAAGTCGTTTCGGAACTGCGACTCGGTGATGCTGTACCACGTGCAGAACGCCTCCTGCCGCGAGAGCATCATCTCGTCCTCCCTCAGCACCCCGACGTTGTGCGGGAAGACGATGCCGGGATAAACCGTATTTCCCCGCCACATCGGCTTCAAGAACGTGCAGCCGAACACCAGCGCCCAGGTGAGCGCATTGCCGTAGACCAGATCCATGTTCGAGCGATGCCACTGGTCGTTGACGTAGTTATCGACCGTGTCGATGCGCGAAAGCTCGGGCGTCGGGACCGCAACGCCGACCTCGGTGCTGAAGGAGGTCGTCGCCTGGCTATAAAGAAACGACACCAGCTGATCGATGTGCGGATAGATCTTGTTGTTTACGGGAGCTGCAGTGCCGATGTCGAGATCGTTGTTGGCGAAGCCGCCGTCGTTGCCGTACAGAAACGCGAGGCGTCGCGCGGCATACAGCGCGCGTCGGTCCTCACGGGTTACCGCGCACTTCTCCAGCAGATCGACGAAGAAGTCATATCGCCTGAATCGGTCGGGTCGCTTGTCGCCTGCCGGGATTTTCATCGGCGTTGCCAGCCTTGTACGCAGCCTTGAAGGCTTCGTTGTCAAGGATCGAACGCCAGGCTCCCGGTGCCCAGGTGACGATCGTGCCACTGTCTCCGGTGACGAGCAGCGCGCCTTCCGCCGTCACGGAGTAACCCTTCGCCTCCAACTCTACTCCCTGAGCCGGAGCGGTGAAGATGGTGAACCTCATAAAGACACGCGCCCCTGGACGAAAGAGGCGCGTGCCGGTGTCGCTGTCTCATCGATAAGCGATGGCACCACCTCCTACTCCTTCACCTTGGTGAACGTCGCGCCTCCGCCGTGACTCCTGCCAAGTCCGAAGTCGCGGATGGCGTTGTCTTTCGGGAAAGATTGCACCAGGCCGCCGAGCTTGTCGCCGCTCCACACTTCAGCCTTGATCGGATTCTTCGAGTTGCGCTTCCAGTTTTTGTCCGCAGGAGACGAACCCGGCGTGCTCTTCGAGATGTCGCAGTCCGTCAACCCCTGCGCGTCGAGTGCTTCCTTGATCATGCGGCTCGCGTTACGCACACGCTGCGTGCCGATCGACGGCGGCGTCAGAAACACGAGCTTCACGAACTCCGGCGAACAACCGTAAGGGCATGGCGGCGTCACACCCGACTCCACGCGCGCGGTGAACTCCCCGTGCAGCCCGCAGTTGAAATCGTGCGTGACGCTCATTTCCAATGCACCCCGCGCTCACAAGCATCAGCCAGTCGCTGCAAGTCCTGCATCGTGCGTCGGTCATACAGCAACTCAATCGCATCACGCAATCGCTCAATCTCGTCGGCAGCCTCGTCAAGACACTTGGCTACGTTGACATTGCGACATCGCGGAGAGCGCTCGCGATACTGCGTCGCAAATTGCCGCAACCGCTCAACGATGTCGCTCATTTCAGTCCCGGCAACGTATAGCGACGCGGATTCTCGAGCAGCGTGCGGAAGTTCGGCAAGGGCGTGGGATGCGGACGCTGCGTGGACAGAGAAGCCGTGCCGCGCGCGAGGTTGATGTTCCACTGCCACCCGCCACGTAGCGGCTGCGGATCGTCGGCAATCACGGCGCGCTGAATGAAGCCGCGACTCCATGGCTTGACGTTCTGCACCACGAGCTCACCCGAGATGATGCGCTTCAACTGCAGACTCATGCGCGTCTTCTCCCTGGGGTAGATCCAGCTCCTGCCATCAGCCTTGTGCCGCACGATGTTGCCGCTGCCGCGATCGGTGAGCCCCAACGTGCGACGCAGACAGCGCGGACCCCAGCCGTGCCGATCCAAGAGCTCCCTCAGCCACCAGCGAATCTCGGCTTCCGTCATCACGTCGTCGCGCTTGGGGCCCTTCACACACGCTTCCTCACCACCGCCAGCCCCGCAAGCCCCAGCGCGAAGAGCACCAACGACCCCGGCTCCGGCACGCCGCGCCTGTCGTCGCAGTCGTGATCGCCGTCGTTCATGAACGTGGTGCAATCGTTGTCACCGTCCGCCTTGTGATGCGTCGGGAACTTGTCGTGCGGCTGAATGACCAGCGGCTGTGCGCGCGCGCACATCAACGGCAACGCGAGGAGCGTCGCCAGCAGAATCCGTTTCATGTCACTACCCTCCAGAAGTAGACGCGCGCGCATTCTACTCCCGCCCTCATTGCAAGCGTCTTGCCGGCGGCGGCTTGAGCCCCAGGAACTTTATCCGCTCCTCCAGTATCGTTCCCACCACCGAAGGCTTCGGTACGGGTTCGCCACTCGCCTTGCGCTTCTGCTCGGCAGCATAGCTCATACCGCGCTGCTGCAGAGTCACCACTATCCGGTCCCTCCACATGTAGTTCGCAAGCGCAGCACCGATCACCCGGTCGTCGGGATGATGCGCGGACCCCGACGGCGCACACCCCACCTGGTGCGTGATCCAGCGCATCTCGTCCAGCAGCGCCCGACTGTGAGGAATCAGAACACCGCGCGTGAAGTCATCGCGGAAATTGTTCATGTAGCGGCACTTCTCGCGGTAGTTGCTCTGCGTCCCGCGCGCGTTCGGGTTGCGATTGAGACTGTCGATGCGCGTGTACAGGTATTCCCGCATGCCGCCAAAGAACCGATCCATGCGCGCGCGCGTTTCGGCATCGGCGTAATAACGCTGACGCTGCAACGCCTGCACCTCCCCCAGCACCGCCGCCCCCGGGCCCGTCACCTCGAGATTCCAGCCGCAGGGCGCGTAGAGGCCGGCGAGATACACCATCGCCCACGCAAACCCGTACGGCTGCATGTCCCTCGACCAGAACTCCGCTACCTGCTCGATCCGATCAGTCCAGCAACGCCATACCGAAATGCAATTCCCGTCGCTCCACTCCGAGACGCCGTACGCCGGATCTGCACCGAGCACATACTGCGCACCGGCTTGCGGCTCGGCATAGATGGCGAGATTGCTGATGCGCGCCGGCGCTGCCGTGATCTCGCACTTCGCCAGCTCCGTGCCGATCTCGATGCGCAGTTGCCTCGGCGGTCCTTCGCTGGAAACACGCCGCTGCGCCCCCGTGAGATCCCGTCCGCGAAAGTACGTGCTGCCGGTGGTGATGAAAGCCTGGGCCGGCACCCACGGCCGCTCCTGCTTCATGAGCTCCGGGTCGGCCAGCTGCTCTTCCCCGTACCACCTCCACCAGGCAATCTGCTCAGGTGCGATCTCTTTGCGTCCCCAGACAAACTCCAAGCAGTCGCCATAGTTGAGGACGACTTCACGAGCCAGCTCCTTCTCCTCCAGCGTCATCTTCCCGTTCGCTCCCCAGTACACCCCGAAGCGCGGGTCGTGACGCTTGAAGCAATTCAGCTTGTGCGCCCACCAGCTGACGAAAATCGCTTCCTGCGTCGGCGAACGCGTCGCAATCCGCCATTGCTCCTCGAAGTGATTGAAGCCGTTCGCCGTCGACTCCCACACGTACAACCGCGCGGGGTTCATCTCGGCGAGCGAATTCTTCAGCACCTCGAACGCATCCGGGTCGCCCCAGAACGCCACTTCCGTCCCGTGCGCGAAACTGTTGCCCTTCGCGCGCCCGAGCTTCGAGCTGGACGCACCGATGCGGCTGCCAGCAATCTGATACTGCAACCGCGACATGCGGCCATCGGGAAGACGAAACACATACTCGTTGCGATTGTGCTTCGGGGAGAACGGCTTGTAGGCACGCGGCAACGCACCGTAGAACTCACTCAACTCGGTGCGGCACTTGAACATCGTCTGCTCGTCCTGCGTGACCAGCGTCCCGTCCATGCCCGGATGCTTGAACAGCCAGTACAAGTCCAACGCCTCGAGCGCCGTCGTGCACCCGAGCTGCCGAGACTTCAAGATGGTGAAGTCGTGGATGTCGCGATCCAAGCCAGCCGCGATCTGCCGCACGATCCAGCGCTGCGGCCCGAACGGACGCGCCAGCTTTACGGCGTTGTATTCCTTCGAGTTGATCGTGAGCCTGGCACAGAACCTCCAGAACTCATTCGCATCCAGCCTGCTCACTCATAAGCACTCCTGGGGGCAGCTCTAACACGCCGCTCTCGTTCTTCCACCGCACCAACCTTGGTGCCCTGTTGCGCCACCTTCGGCGCTCGCTCTCATCGTCAATCCACCACAACCCGCCGCCTAACTGCACCCACGAGCACGCACGGCCCCTCACATTGAGCCAACTGCAGGGCCATTGGCCGGGACCTTCGCGAAAGCTAGTCGTCCGACTTGATGAGCTTCCCACCAGTGAATTTCCCGTCTTCATCCATCGTCCAGTGCCATGTCAAACCGTGGTCTTTGTTCCACTCGGTTCGAGACTTGCCACGCCAGATGTCACCAATATCGGGATTGCCTACGTATCGGCCCTTGCTGATGCAATCGCGTACGTTGTCCTCCTGCGTACCGAGAAACAGATGCTCGGGGTTGATACACAGCGGATTGTCACAGCGATGCAGAACTGACAGGCCCTTCGGGATCTCCCCGCGCCATGTTAACCATGCGGCACGATGAGCCTTGTACGTTCGCCATTGAAACCCGAGCTTGCCGTAGCCTGTACTGGTACGACTACGGCCAATCCACTGCCAGCAACCGCTGGCAGGATCCTTCTGCATGTTCCGCAACAGACGCTGCTCAAGCGTCTCCATTAACTTGCCGGATTGCTTGCGCCCACTCAGACAGCTCCAGCACTGCAAATCAAACCTTCCATCACGACAACGAAAAGATGTATCCGGCTTCTCCAATCCGCACTTCCGACACGTCCGCATGTCACACCCCCTGCTGCGTCAACGGATCGTTCTGGCTCGTCCACATAATTGTATTCGCAGGAGTAACTCCCTGCATGCCCAACCAACGAACCCTTGCACAGTCCACGCGATTCGAGTGGGGCCAATGAATCGGACCCACGTGTCTGCCTTCAGAGTCGTGCGGCCACGCCTTGCTACAGCCCTCACACCGCCGCGGACATCCCACCAGAAGCAGATAGAGCTTGCCCCACAGCACCTCGTGACGCTTCGCGTTCGTCCAGTTGACACGCGCATGCCATGCGTTCGTCCACCACGCCGTACCACGCGGCTCCCTGCGTCTGCATCGTATCCCCCCACGCCACGGACACGATGCCTGACAGTGAGCGAGCAGTGACAGATCTTCGGCGATCGGCCACCCACTCGGACTCGTCGCCGGATACAGCGGATATTCACCCTGGCCGTCGATGTATCGCGAGCGTATGCGCGGATGCCGCTCGCGCTCTCGCAGCTCGTCGTCCTCAGTCGTGAGCCAACTCACCGTCACGACTGCTCACTCACCTTCCCCACTCCCTCGATGCTGCTGCACCCACTCATCGAGCCGACGACACGCCGGACCGAGCCTGGGAAACGGCAGCTCCCCCGATACGTGCATCTCCACTACACACGCCACCACCATCCACCGCGGCGCCGACTGCAAGTGCTGCAACGTCTCGCAACCACCTAACACCAACAACACAGCAACCAACAACATCCTCACGGGGCCCCTCCACACCCCGACGCGCGAGCAGCAGTCTACGCCGCCACCGTTGCGGAAAAAATTCTGGGGGGAGAAATGGCGCGCTGCCGCGGCGCGCGCGAGCTCGCGGCAAGTCGAGCCAGGAAAAACCGCGCTCGGAGCTGCCGCGACGCGTGCGCTGGCGTGCGCTGACGGCTCGAGCAGCTGCACGGGGTACGAGCTCGAGGGGCTGCGCAGGGTCCGAAGTCACGCGGTCCCGATGGACCATCCGAACAATTCAGTCTCAGTGCCAGCTGGCCGCGCGCGTAAGCCTATGAGTGCGCTGCAGTTGCCAGAGTAGGCCTTCGCATTGTGCAGGCGACGCACGGCCCACAAACGCACCCACGAGGGGATACGTCAGCGGCGTACGCTTGGCGCCACGAGCCGCAAAACACTGCATTTTAAGCGTGAGCGCGGCAACGGATTATCCAAAACGGCGTCTGTACCCGCGTACTGGGCTGTGGCCGGCCGAGCTACCGCTGATCCGCGAGTTTCTGGCGAAGCTGAGGGGCACGGCTAAGGCTACGGTGGAGTCTGAGACGCAGGACCGTGCGGGGCGGGGTGACTATCGGGGATGACGTCAGGCCCGCCACTCGGCGCTGGGGGGCGAACTTGCGCCGCGTGGAGTCCGACCCCGCGCCGGCTAATGCGCTTTTCAGGGGGTGGTCTGGACCAAAATCCGTCTGCGCGCAGCACCCACCCCTTGGCCGCAAGCTCGGCAGGTGTCAGGCAACGGCGTGCCGAGCCGCCACCGACGCGGTGCTGATCGAACCCCTCGACGCCGTTGAAGTACTGGCCGCAGGACCGACACAGGCTGCGTCTGCCGTGAAGCCGCTTTTCCGGCGGTTTCACTCCCGGCGGCATTCGCGGCCACTCAGGGCGGTACGGGTTCAGCGGTGTGCCGAGTGGCAAGCGTGCTTCTCTGGTGACAGCGTTCGAGATGAACTTCGGTTTGTCGTTCACGGTTTTGCGTTTCGCTTGAGCAGTTGTTCGACGAGCTCGAGTGCGCGTCCCGAAGTCACATCGCGTGGCGTCACTGGCAGCAAAGTCCATCCGAGCACTGCGGCGGCTTGAGCTTTGGCGATGTCGCGTTCGAGGTTCTGCGGCCGTGAATGCGCGCCGGCGGCGCGGCCGTTACGTCGACGCCAGATTCCACCCTGGCACTCGACCGCGAGGCGCGCTTGCGGCCAGGCGAAGTCGAATTCCCAGCGACGTCCCCAGAGTTTGGCGAAGTGGAAATTGCGCGCTGGCGGCGGCAGCTGCGCGAGGTGCAGCTGCGTGGCGAGCTCCCGCTCTGGTTGTGAGCCGCGAGTGGGTGGAGGACACGACACCGACACACTTGCTGGCGGCTTCAGTCCCCAGAGCGGGAGATCGGTTTGGCGCAAGCGGACTGGCATCAGCCTTTCCAGCGATCGGGTTTGGAGCGCATGGCGGAGGCCCGGTCCGGCGTGTAGCCGAAGCGCTGACGGAACTCTTCGTCGAAGCTCTTGCGCGGAGCCGTAGCCGCAGCATGCGGCGCAGGCGCAGGCGACGCGCCATTGGTTGCGGTGGCGGTCTTTGGTACCGGTCCCGGTATTGGGGAAAGGGTACCGGTCCCCGGTACCAGGTACTCTCGTGTGTCCCCCGGCATGTCTCTCGCGATGTCCCCCGGCATGTCCCCCTTGCTGTCCCCCTTACGTTTCTTAGAGCGTTGCCTGGACTTCTTCTCGCGCCACTTCTCGCGCATAGCGACTTGTTTTGCTTTGCGTTTATCGCGTGGCGTGACGTTGTTCTTATTGCAGTACATGGGGAGTGTCACCGTTCCGTCCCCCATATCCCTGATCCATTCGCGGGGGACAAGATCGATAATCCAGAGCGGCAAGCGCATTATTTTCGGCAAAACGGTGTACGGAATTGGCAGGATGTCCCCCGTCAAAATGTGGATGTCCCCGTATGTCCACAGGAGGGACATTCCGCCGAGCAGCGCGTTGTAGATGAGGTCGATGGTTTCGGCGTCTCCCCACGGTTGACCGGTGCAGGTGACGTCGAGATTTGCGCGCAGTTTGGCGGCGACGTTCAGCAGCCGCGGGTCATCGTGCAGATCCTTGTCGAACTTGATGTAGCCGCCCATGTGGCTCACTTGGCCGGCGGGAAGAAATACTCAAACGCGCGCGCGTGGCATCTATCGACCAGCAGGTACGGCGTGCCGCTGCCGTGCTCCGTGAAAGGTCCTGGGAAGCCGCGCTGTCTGACTTCGAGCGGCGTCAGCACTTTCCAGTCTTTGAACACAAAAAAAGTCGGTGTGTATAAGCGATCGGCGTAGATTTCGGCGGCATCCACCGCCGACATCTCGATCGCATAACGGGGTCCGTCGCCAGCCTTGGCGTCGATCAGCGCGACGTACGAGCGACTATTAGCCAGATCGCGAAAGGTGATGATGTCCGGCATCCAGCGAATTCGTGACGGGCGACGGGCAGAGTCTTCAAAGCGCGCAAGACGCTGCCGGCATTCAAGTGGAAGCTGCCCTTGGCCGAACGGGAAAGCCGGCCAGCCGGTATTATTGAGTCGCTCGATGACCTGTTTCTCGAACTCGAGCGACGGTCCGAGTCTTGCCGCGAAGCTCATACACGTGCTGCGCGATCACTGGCAATTCGTTCAATAGCATCACACCGCGCTTTTTCGTTGATCTCGTAACCGCGCCACTTGCGGCCGAGTCTGTCGGCTGCCAGCAGCGTCGTACCGCCGCCGCACATGAAATCCACGACGAGCGCACCGGGGGCCGTCAGGTTGTCAATGTAGTAACTCGCCACACCCACTGCCTGCTGCCACGGATGCGTATCTTTCTCGCGATCAGCTTCGACGAGGTCGTGGAGCAGCGTGTGCTTGTCGCCGCGTGTTTCCTTGACGAACCACGCGATCGGCTTCCACTGCACGATGGTCCCGTATTCCTTCATACGCGCGAGAGTGAAACCGGGCGCGTGCCGATGCGCGTTCAACCACCAGTAGCGCATGCCGGCTTGTGTGCAGCGCTGAATGACTTCCGGCAGCAGGTAGTGACCGCAATAGGTGAGGAGACTTCCGCCAGGACGCAACACGCGCTTTGCCTGCGCGGCCAATGCGTCATAGAGCGGCAGCGACTCGCGGTCATAGGGTGGGTCAGTGAAGATCAGATCGACGGAGCTGTCCGGCAGGTCGGCGCACATCTCGCGGAAGTCGCCGAGCACGATGGCAGACTCGATGTCGCTGTCGCGAGCTTCGCGCCAGGTCGATCGGCCGCGCGAGCGTTTCAAGAGTGCGTAGAACGGCGCGAGCGTGATGATCGCCGCCGGGTCGTCGTCGTCGAGAATCGACTCGATGATGCTGTTGAACTTCTGCTGCGGTATCTCGGCCACTCCCTGCCAGCGAGCGGCGCTCCTGTAACTGATCGCGGCTTCCTTACAGAAACTGGTGACATCGGTGTCACTGGTTTTCTTGCCCTTCGGCCGCCCGCCATTGCTACGCGGGAGCTCTGCGATCAATTCGCCGGTTCGCCTGACGCCGCGCACCATCTTTTCGGCGTACTCGTTGACCTTCTCGCGCTCAGCACCTACCGCCCTGGCGGCATTTACCGCCTGCTGATGGAGCTTGATAAACGCCACGCCGTCTTCTGCCGTGCGAATGTCCGCGACCGAGCCGCCGTTGGCCGTGCGCTTACGTGCTGCCTTCGGAGGCGGGGTGTTGGCTACGTGGTTTGCCATTTCGTCCTCCGTTCGATTTGCGTCTGAGCCTCAACGGCACCAGTGCGAGCGCCTTCGCGCGCTGGGGGCCTTGCGGGTAGAGATAGGGGTCGAAGCGCAGTGCGCCGCCGGTGAGCTCGCGCAGCTGGTTCGCGCGTATCGGCGGGATGAGTTCCGGCCATTGCCACACGGCCTGCACCGAAATCTCGAGCACGCGGGCGAGGTCGGCAAGGGTGCCGAAGTGCTCGAGAGCGGCGGACTTACGCATCCGCCGATTTTAAATCGCCGTTTATTTGGCGGTCAATTATGCGGAAATGTCAAGCTTGCTTGAGTAGCGTAGACTTTGCTGGCCGTGACAAAACTAGAAAAGCTGGCCGACCGGGAAGTTGGCCGGCGGATACGCCAGGCGAGGAAAGATCGGGGGTTACGCCTTAAAGACGTCGCGCCCGTAATGGGGATGACACCCCAGGCGCTTTCACAAGTCGAAAAAGGTATAAGCGGCGTACCGCAAGCCGAAGCGCTACTGCGTTTCTGTGCACGTTATGGCGAGGATCCCTACCACATACTCTTTGGCCGCTCGCTCTCCAGCGTAGTCGGCCGTCTTCGTTCCATCGATCCCGAGGACGAACCCAAGCCGCGCGGCGGAACTCGACCCAAGTGACATTTCCGGCGCTGAAGTAGCGCATCTCTCCCCCTGTTTTTTCGGCTCTGATTAAGCTTCTGTTACGAACTTGGACGCAGTCTCAGGCTTCGTCAAGGAACTTTGCACTTCTTTGCATTAAACCGTGCTTGATTTTAGCACGCACGCGCGGTTTAATTTTGCCTCCATTCGGAGGTCACATGAAAAAGCTCATTCTCGCGTTGCTCGCCTTCCTTCCCCTCACCGCCTTTGCCGACGTGACGTGCTCCACGCTCGGCCAGTACACGTACTGCTATGACTCTGCGACCGGGCGCACGACGACGTGTTACGTGCTCGGCCAGTACACCTACTGCAATTGACGGCCATGGACACCTACGAGGAGCTGGTGCGGGTGACGGGGGAGTTGGAGCGCGCGCGCGAGCACGTGAAGCGCCTCAAGCGCGAGAACGCCGAGCTGCTTGGCAGCTACGAGGCGCTGCTCGCTTCTTACGAGCAGACGGTGCGCTCGCTGCGGGGGCTGATCGGGGAGTTCTACCCGCGCAGCGCGCAGGAGATAGCGGTGCTGGAGACGGCGTTGCAGTCGCTGCCGCGGGGTGACTGCACCAGGCACGACCTGGAGCGCGCTCTCTTGCCGGTGGCGCTGGTGACGAAGGAGGCCACATGATCGCGCGCTTTCTTCGCTGGCGTCGACGTCGCGCGGCATGGCGTCATTTGCACTGGTTGAGACAGTCGCGCGTGACGATGAGGACGTGGACGTGAACGCTCAACCCGACGTCACGAAGGATCGCGACAAGTCGATCGGTGGGTCCGATGAACCGGCAGTGCAGAATCTACCGGATGCGTTCATGACCGCGACCGAGCTGTGCGCGCAAAAGCTCGGCCTGATTGCGCCGACAGAAATGAACCAGCCGATGCGGTGGGGCCAGCTGCTCGAGCCGACCATACGCACCGAGACGGCAGTCGTGACTGGCCGCGACTACCGCGTGCCGCGCGAGCGCATCGTGCATCCCAAGTACAGCTTCCTGACCTGTCACCCCGACGGCATTTCCGACGACCAGGTGCTGCTCGAAGTGAAGACCGCGCGCACGGCGCAAGGGTGGGGCGAGCAGGGAACCGACGAAATCCCGCCCAGAGTGACGGTGCAGGTTCAGCACAACCTGATGGTGTGCGGCCTCGCTGGCGCGGACGTTGCGGTGCTGATTGGCGGCTCGGACCATCGCGTGTACGAAGTGCCGGCCGACACCGAGCTGCAGGAAGCGCTACTCGAGGGGTGTCTCAAGTTCTGGAAGTTCGTGGAAAGCGGCGAGTTGCCGCCGGTCGATTACAAGGCTCCGGGTGCTCTCGCGTTCGTTCGCAAGCTCTATCCCGGCACCACCGGCGAGATCGTCAAGGCGAGCACGCTGCTGCACCAGGTGCGGCACGACATGGAGTCGGCCAAGGAGAACGAGCGCGAAGCCAAGGTTGCCGCAGATGCGTGCATGGCGAGATTGCTCGACGCTCTTGGCGAAGGCGCACTGCTCGAGTTCGAGGACGGCATCGCGCTCAGGCGTCAGGAAGTCTCGGTCAAAGGCTACACGGTGGCCGCAAAGAAACGCATCGACACACGCTTTATCAACCAGAAAGGCAAGACATGAAGAAGCTGATTATCTTGATTCTCGCACTCGCGCCGGTAGCGGCGTTCTCGCAGATCGACCCCGCCTGTCCGTCCTGCGGGCCACGCGGCCTGCCGCCGGACTGCCGCGAGATCTGTCACGCGAACCCCGACGGCACGACTACGTGTCACGAGATCTGCCGATGAGTAATGCAAGCGTCAAACAGCAACTGCGCGGCGACTCCAAGGCCGTCGTGCCGTTCCCACAGATGCTCGATCAGCTGAAAGTGCAAGTGGCGCTGGCGCTGCCGAAGCACTTGAACGCCGACCGGATGTGCCGGATCGCGCTCACCGAGTTCAGAAAGAATCCCGCGCTGGCGAGATGCGATCCGCGCTCGGTGTTCGCAGCCGTCGTCATGGCGAGCCAACTGGGATTGGAGCCGGGAGTGCTCGGCCAGGGGTATCTGATCCCGTACGGCAACCAGTGCCAGTGGGTGCCGGGGTGGCAGGGGCTGGTGGACCTGGCGCAGCGCAGTGGACGCGCGAGCGTGTGGACGGGAGCGGTGTTCAACGGCGACCAGTTCGACTTCGAGTTCGGCACGTCACCCGCCATCACGCATGTGCCGTGTGGCGAGGACGACCCAGCGAAGCTGACGCACGCCTATGCGGTGGGACGTGTGCGCGGTGCGGAGTGGCCGATCATCGACGTGTGGAACATCGAGAAGATCTGGAAGCACCGCGACAAGTTCAACCGCGTCGGCAACAAGCATTACAGCTACGTTCACCCCGAGCTCTACGCACGCAAAGTCGTGCTGCTGCAGGTGCTCAAGTACCTGCCGAAGTCCCCGGAGCTGAGCACGGCGATCAGCCTAGAGAACGCCGCCGAGACGACCGGACAGAGGCTCGACTTGAAGGACGCGATCGAAGGAACGTACAGCGTGCCGGAAGTCGAAGAGCCGACGAACGGTGCCGAGAAGCCGCCTGAACCGTCCGCGCCGCCAACTGCATGACCCGCGTCCCCTCGCGCCTGACGTGCATGAATGGAGATTCATCGTGACCACTCTGAGAGCTTTTCACTCTGATCCGGCCCTGAAGGCCAAATATCTCGATCGCGTCGCCGCGCACGAAGCCGCCGACGAGATCATCCACGGCAGATACTGGGAGCACGGCAAGGGCTGCGCAGTCGGCTGCACGATCCACGGCAGCGAACATGCCGACTACGAGACTAAGCTGGGCATCCCGCAGGCTATTGCGCAGCTGGAGGACACGCTGTTTGAAGGCCAGCGCAACGGCGATGCCAAGACTTTTCCGCGACGGTTTCTCGCAGCGATCACTCCGGGTGCGGATCTCTCGCGCGTGCAGTGGAAATTTTTGCACTGGCTGCTCACCGAGGAGCTGGCTGCACGTAACCATCCGCTCGTGAAGGACGCCGTGAAGGCGTGCGCCGATGTGCTCGTGCCGCTCACCCGTGGCGAGCCGGTGGACGCGAGCGCGGCGAGGAGCGCGGCGAGCGCGGAGAGCGCGGCGTGGAGCGCGGAGAGCGCGGCGAGGAGCGCGGAGAGCGCGGAGAGCGCGGCGAGGAGCGCGGAGAGCGCGGAGAGCGCGGCGAGGAGCGCGGCGAGGAGCGCGGCGAGCGCGGCAAGGAGCGCGGCGAGCGCGGCCTACAGGCGCATGGCCGACAAGCTGATCGAGCTGCTGGCCGCCGCATGACGCGCGGCGACAAGCGGCGCGAGGTGCGGGCGTGAAGCCCTCCTGCGAGACGTGCCGGTGGGTGTATCGGATCGAAGCGAGTCAGCAGCTTTTGGGGCCTGCTCCCAGCCAGGAATTGATACGAGCAGCGGTAGCGTTCAAGTGTCGCCGCTATCCGCCGGTGCCGGGAAGTTGGCCGGTAGTATCGGGGACTGACTACTGCGGCGAGTGGCGTGCGGCGCGCAAGGGCAAAGGGAGGGGGAAGTGAGCGATCTGGTGCAGCGGCTGCGAACTCGGCGGCTTGACCACAGCAT